GAGCAACCAGAAGGGCAAGAAGAATGCCCTCCGTCTTGTGGTCATGAGCCCTGAGCTAACAAGCCTCAAGGGCCTGATCATGCAGCTGGCTGAGCTGCAGGCACCCCTGTCTTGGCCAATGCTTTGTGAGCCTGCTCCGTGGTCCCAGACCGAACGGGGCGGATACCTGACAAACGAGCTGCGGCAAGGGTTCTCGCTGGTTCGAGGGCAAAGGTGTCCACTTACGCTGGGGAAGACCCCGCTCGACATGCTCAACACCCTTCAATGCGTGGGGTACAAAGTCAACCCGGTTACATACCGGTTGATGAAGCATCTCGAGCAACGGGAATTGACCCTCGGCACGTTCGTGCTGCAAGCCAACGAGACACCACTGCCTAAACCCGAGACTGAGGACAAGGACATCCTGTTCGAATGGCGTAAGGCCAGGGTTGATCAGGAGAACCGCAACGCCTCACTGCGTGGCAGGCGCTTCAGAACCCTTGAAACATTGTCTGTTGCAGACATGTTCAAGGATGAGCCTGTGCTCTACATCCCGTGGTCGTTTGACTATCGGGGCCGTGTCTACCCACTGGTGTCTTTTATGTCACCACAGGGCACGGACATGGAAAAGAGCCTGTACCTCTTTGCCAAGGAGCGTCCTCTAACAAGCCGCGCCCAGTTCTGGCTCGCTGTCCACCTGGCCAACACAGCTGGAAAGGACAAGCTCAGCCTTGAGGAGCGTGTGGCCTGGACTCAAGCCCACCACGAGCTCATCACGGCCATTGCGACCGACCCTGAGTCGCATCTGGCGGAGCTCGAGGGGTTTGATGAGCCCTGGTGTGGGTTGGCCGCCTGTGCGGAGTACCACGCCTGTGTGATTGCTGGAACCAAGGCGACCACGAACCTGCCTGTGGCCACTGATGCAACATGCAGCGGCCTGCAGCACCTTGCTGCGATGACGCTGGATGCAAAGTCAGGGGCCATGGTCAACGTCTCGCCCACCCCTGCCCCAGCTGACGCCTATCGGGCGGTGCTGAACAAGACCATTGAGCTGCTAAAGGGTCCTCACCCGGAGCTGGCGCAATGGGCTGCTGAGGTGGGTCGCCCACTGACCAAGAGGGTCACCATGACCGTCTGTTATGCGGCGACTCCGCATTCCAACAGGGGTTACATCCGCAAAGCGATCCTCGATCACGAACGAGAGACCGGGCGCAACCGCAAGCCCACCGCTGAGGAGTTGTCGATCTTCACCAGAACGATGCTGCAAGCGTTGGCTCAGGTGATTCCAGGTCCCATCGCTGTGATGGAGTGGATTAAGGAGAGCGTGCGTGAGTTTATCTTGAGTGGTAAAGAAGAGCTGATTTGGATCTCGCCATCAGGCTTTCCTGTCCGACAGGATAAGCGAAAGCTGAACATGGTCAAAGTCCGCACTCAGCTGCTGGGAGATGTAATTTCCAGCAGTGTAGGCGATGGTTTCGGCGAAGCCGACCTCAGCAAGCACTGCCACGCAACAGCTCCCAACTTCATCCACAGCGCCGATGCTGCCCTGCTCCACAACAGCTTTGCTGGCTATGACCAGCCGTTCATGCTGATCCACGACTCTATCCTCACGACCGCCACCGACATGGACTACATGTCTGAGGTGATCCGTGATGAGTTCGTTAAGATCTACGAAACCAAACCATTACTCAAGCTCGCTGAAATCCTCAACACCGAGGTGCCAGACGGCATGGTGATTGGTGACCTGGACTTAACGCACTGCAGGAGCAGTGTTTACTTCTTCTGTTAATCCCACTAAACGAAGCTAACAAGCCGCATCATGTTTACCGACCATGAAAACATGACCCTTGTCGAGCGCATCCACAACTACGTGGATGGCAACCAACACGACAAGGCACGAGCCCTGGCCAAGGTTGGGGACTACCTGGAGGAGTGCTGGCAGTGGGACGTGGACTTTGGAGGACCCCCTCCCTTGACACGATCCCACTAGTGCAACTAAAGTTGGGGTTGTGTGTTAGAAAAACCTATGCACTCCCTGCATAAGCCTCCACCCGTGGAGGATCTTGCTAATCTCCTTGCATCAGCTTGGGATGAGCTCGTGAAGCTGACCTCGGAGGCCTGTTACCGCTGCTACCTGATCATGGAGATCCTCCGCTCTACGGGCGAGAAGGAGTTTCCATTGCAGCTGGCGTCGTGCTTCTTCTATATCGCCAGCCACGACGGTTGTTTGCAGGAGGAGGTGGTGGCTTTCACCAAGCTCTCCGCCTCCGCCGTTAGCCGCAACGTTAGTTGGCTGGGGAGCCATCACCGACTGGAGCACCGACAAGGTCTCAAATTGGTGAGGAGGGAAAGAGACGCTGCTGATTACAAAAAGTTTCGATGCTTCCTTACACCCAAAGGCCAGCAATTCGCCAACTTAATTGAACAGCACATGTCGATGAGCATCGCTTCATTTGAAGCCCAGGCCCGCGACTTCATCACAGCGGGGGATGATGCATGAGCAGCTACACCTGGGGACAAGCCTTTGACTACACCTGGAAAACCAAGTGGAAGCGGCTACCTTCAGCAAAGACCAACGCAATCAATGCCGGTCACATCACCAAATACTGTGGCCGATCACTCCCACTCAGCAGAATGGGAAAGGTGGCCTGGTGGCACGAGTTCATCTCGGAGCTCCAGGATCAACGCCGCTCCAACTCAACCATCAACAGGATTCTCTCCGTTGGATCGACCGCGATCAAGTGGACGCTCAAGGCGGAAGAACACAATGTCATTTGGCCAAGCGTGGACCGGCTCAAGGAGGGTCAGCACCGCCTGACCTACTTCAGCAAGGACCAAGTGGCCCGCATGGCCTTTGTGGCCGTTGATGTGTTTGACCGGCAGGACCTGGCCGATGCCTTGGTGTTCAGCGCCTACACAGGCGTGCGCCAGGGCGAGCTGCTCAAGCTCAAAGCAGAAGACCTCGACTTCTCCGCCAACGTGGTGTGGGTTGGGGGCAAGCCAGGTCGGGAGACCAAGGGCCGCAATGTGCGGGCGGTGCCGCTGCACCAGCTGCTGCATCCCGTTGTCAAGAACCGTTTAGAGCAGCCGTACTTGTTTCAAGACGACTGGTCCAACAAAGATCAGCTCTACCGAGCGTTCAAGAAGGTTCGCGACTTCTGCGGCTATGGGGAGGACTATGTCTGGCACAGCCTGCGCCACAGCTTCGGCACCTGGCTGGGGGAGACCACCCACCCCCGCACGATCATGGAGCTGATGGGGCATGCCGATGTGGAGACATCGTTACGTTATGTAAAGGCCACTGATGAGGCCTGCAAGAGCGCGATTAGTTCGCTCTGAGCCGGGTCTAGCGCGACTAGCGGTCCGTGAAAACGGGCCGTTTCGCCGGTCTGCTACGTTCTGAGAGCCGCTCGGGGAAGCCCGAGATGCCACTGCGGATGTGGCGGAATTGGTAGACGCGCTAGTTTCAGGTTCTTAGGAGTTCGAATCCCACTCATCAAACTCAAGAAGCGAAAGGGGCTAACAAGCCTCTTTTTTATTGGGTTTTTCTCGATCTCACTAAACCAAAAATGTACCCACGGGATCTAACGCAAGAGGAAATCGAGGCTCTTGACCCTGAGAGCTACAGCAACTTCCTCGCATTTGGCGATCCGCTGATGCCGGAGATGCCAGAAGAAGAGTACGAGGAGTGGATTGCCATGCATCGCATGTACGACCTGTGAAAAACCTCGTACCTGGAACATACACAACTGAGGACTTACTTCAAGCAATTGATCAGCTTGAGGAAGACCTCATGAATATCCCGACATTCTACCCAAACCCGACTCGTTTCAAGTCTCCTTTCTATGAAGACGAAAACGACAACTAAGAGCGTACAAAAGCTCGCTTGGATACCAGGCCCGCCCAAGACAACGCACCAGGGTACTGGGAGAAATTCGCTTCCAAAGAAAGGACGTAAGGCCTACAGGGGCCAAGGCCGCTAATTCACCACTGCAACTTTCATGGCAAACCGCTACATCTTCAACACTGCGCTCACTGGTTACATCCGTGTGGATGAGCCAGGGGGTCAGTACAACAACTGCACGTTCAGCTTCAAGATTCCTCAAGAAACCTTTGAACAGGTGAGTAAGGATCGCGAGGAGCTCCTGGAATGGGCGAAGACGAAAGTCCCCAACCCCTCAAGGATGAACCTCAACCGTCCCTCCTGGGATGAGGAGGGGCTGGTCAAGTACTCCTATCTCGGCGAGACCGGGCGTGCTGCCGTGGTCTTTGTCGACACGGAGGGGACTCCTCTTGAGAAGGATGTCCTGGCCTCGATCCGCAAAGGGACCAAGGTGCGGATCATCGTTCAGCAGAGCCCCTACACCAAACCAGCACTCGGCACAAAGCTCGTGGTGCTGGGTGTGCAGGTGATTGAGCTCAATACCAATAACGTCCTGGACTCCGGGGCATTGGAGGGCGATGACGTGGCAGCTCTGTTCGCATCGGCACCCGCCATCGATGGCTACAAGGCAAGTGCACCACAGGTGCGGGTGCCCGAGGCCGCCACTGAACCTGATAACGGCGACTACGACTTCTAGTGAATTTGCGCTCCGGCCTGGAGGAGCGTGTTTCTAAATACTTCGATAAGTCAAATGTGCCCTACCTCTATGAGGCACAGAAGTTCGCGTATGTAACCGAGTCAAAGTACACGCCAGATTTCTTCCTCAAGAACGACATCATTCTCGAATGCAAGGGATTCTTTAAGCCCTCTGATCGGAGGAAGATGCTGGCTGTCAAGGCTCAACATCCGCACTTAGATATACGTTTCATATTCCAGCGTAATAACACGCTTACTAAATCAAGCAAAAGCACGTATGGGGATTGGTGTGATCGACACGGATTCCCATGGTGCATCTTTCCCGACATTCCACCCACCTGGCTTTCATGACCTCCTCTTACACCCCCAGCACCAAAGCTCCTGAGTACGGCTCGGTTGAGTACTACGACGAGCAGTTCTCCGATGTCCTCGCCGACGTTGGTGATGATGACGGCAACAAGGCCAATGTGCTTGCAGGGTTGATCAGTGCTCTCACCAGCTGGATCAACTACCACGACGCAGCCGCCTGCCGCTACGAAGATTTCGCGATTGAACTGAACGCCATTGTCAAGGAGCTTGTCAATGACTGAAGACAACAGCAAAGACCTTTTGTTTCAGCGCATCGATGCTCTGGTTGAGCAGTTTGAGCTGGAGGGCTATCCCTTCGCCCACATCATTGATGTGATGCGCGATTACATCGAGATTGCCGATGACTTCCTCCTCTGAGGGGGCGGAGTTTATACGGCATGAGCCCTGTCCTAACTGCCCATCCTCTGACGCTCTAGCGCGATACACGGATGGTGGTGCCTACTGCTTTGCCTGTGGGTACTACCAACGTGGGGATGGGCAGGCCCTTCCTTCTAACAAGCCGCACCGCACCGTGAACTACGAAGGCGAATTTGGGCCAATTAAAAACCGCAAGCTTCACGAAGAAACCTGTAGGAAATTCAACGTCCGCATCGACCCCGGCAATGCCGTTCGGTTCCCCTACTACGACGACAACAAAGTCCTGGTGGGTTACAAGGAGCGTGGGCGTGAGAAGAGTTTTAAATGGGTAGGCAGCAACACGGACCACCAGCTGTTTGGACAGCACCTCTTTGGCTCTGGCAAAACCATTGTCATCACCGAGGGGGAAATGGATGCTCTGAGCGTCTGGCAGGTAAGACCAAACTGGCCAGTCTGCTCCGTACCCAACGGTGCCAACGCTGCCGCTAAGGACCTCAAGCACCAACTGAAGTGGCTGCTGGGCTTCGATGAAATCGTGCTCATGCTGGACCAGGATGAAGCCGGACAGAGGGCTACAGCCGAATGTGCTGCTTTGTTCCCAGCTGACCGTGTGTTCATCGCTCCTTTAGGGAACTACAAGGATGCTTCCGAGGCCCTGGTGGCCGGTGACAGTGATGCAATTCGGCAGGCCTACTTCAACCGAAAGGCCTACATGCCTCAAGCCATCATCGATGGCAAGGACCTGTTTGATCTGGTCAGCTCGCCATTGCACGGCAAAGATGCCGACTACCCCTATCCGGGGTTAAACAACCTCACTTCGGGGTTGAGGCTGGGCGAATTGGTGACGATCACCGCCGGCTCTGGCGCGGGCAAGAGCACCCTCTGCGGGGAGATCGCCATGTCTTTGGTCGATCAAGGCTTCAGTGTGGGCTACATCGCCCTTGAAGAATCCATCCAGCGCACCGCCTTGCGCTTGATGACGGTTAAAGCTAACAAACCCCTACATTTATCCAATGAAATCGAGCCATCTGATCTCCGCAGTGCTTTTGATCATTCTGTTGGATCTGGTCGCGTTTTCTTACGAGATGGGTTTGGCAGCGTAGATCCTGACGTGATCCTGAATGACATTCGCTTCATGGTGAAAGCCAAGGGAGTGCAATGGATCATCCTGGATCACCTGTCAATTCTGCTCTCTGGTAATGCATCAAACGACGAGCGTCGAATGCTGGATTTGACGATGACCAAGCTGCGGTCATTTGTCGAAGAGACAAGGATCGGCATGGTGTTGATCAGTCATCTCCGGCGCACCACCAACGACAAGGCGCACGAGGATGGGGCCGATGTGTCATTAGGACACCTCAGGGGCTCCCACTCCATAGCCCAACTGTCTGACATCGTCGTCTGCGTGCTTCGCAACATCTCATCTGGCGATTGTTTCAGTGAGATGAAAGTGCTTAAGAACAGATTTAACGGTCAAACCGGACCAGCTGGAACGTTGGTTTACGACCTCAAGACTGGTCGACTTACTGAGTCAACCCAACCACCACCCGCAACATCCACTGGCTATGACGACTTCTAAGCCCGCTCGGCTTGTCTTCTTTAAGAAGCAAGGCTGCGGCCCATGTGACATGGCAGCCAATGCCCTTCAGATCGTGCTGGATCAACATCCAGACTACGAGCACTACGTATCCGTGATCCAGAAAGAGAATGCTCCTGCACTGGTTGCAGCCTATGAATTAGAGCTGTACCCGACAGTGTTGATTATGGATGCAGATAGTAATGAGCTATCTCGGAAGGTAGGTAGTTCTGCGTTGACACAGCGTTGGTGGTATCAGGCACTCACTGCAATTGCTAAACGATGAGGCTCGTATTCGACGTTGAGACAGACGGCTTATTGCGTCAGCTTTCTGTTGTTCATTGCTTAGTAACGCAAGATCTGGATACCGGTGAGGTTCGTCGCTATGACGATACTGGGCTCCAGGAATCAGTGACTACAGGCCTAAACATCCTGGCCGAAGCTGATGAACTGTGGGGGCACAACATTATTGGGTATGACTTCGAGGCTATTCGAGAAGTTTATCCCTTCTTTGAGCCCCAGGGGCAGGTGTATGACACCCTGATTTTGTCTCGTTTGTTCTTTATGCACATGCTGCTGAAGGACAAGAGGGAGAATCCCCCCAACATGCCTGCACAGCTTTGGGGTAGGCACTCGCTCGAGGCCTGGGGCTACAGGCTTGGTGTGTACAAATCCCAGTACGGCAAACAGCTTGATGGGGATTGGTCTAACTACAGCCCAGAGATGCTTGAGTACTGCGTTAAAGACGTTGAAGTATCGACGGCTTTGGCGAAGTTCTTTGAGCCCAAGCTTTCCAAGTATAGACAATGTATAGACACCGAGCACAAGGTTGCCAAGCTGATGGCCTGGCAAGAGCGAGAGGGCTTTCCGTTTGATACCAAGAAAGCCGAGCAGTTGACGTGGAAACTGCAGGGTGAACTCGAACAGCTCTCAGACGAGATGCGAACCACATTCCCTTATGTGAGTGGCGGTGAGTTCACACCTGCTGTGAATAACGGTCCTCGTGGGTATCACAAGGGTGTTCCATTTACGAGACTTCGGGAGTTCAATCCCACAAGCCGACAGCATATTGCAACGGCATTTCAGATGTTTCGTGGATGGGAGCCGCTTGAGAAAACCGAAACCGGTATTCCGAAGATTGATGAGGACATTCTTCTCGAGCTCAACACAGATGAATCCAAGAAGTTTGCTCGCATCCTGACGCTACAGAAACATCTGGGGCAGATCAGTGAAGGCAAGAACGCTTGGCTTAAAAAGGTTGGCAGAGATGGTCGCATTCATCACAGCTGCATCCTGAACACGAACACGGGCCGTCAGGCCCACATGGGTCCAAATATTGCGCAGGTTCCTTCTGATCATGAGTACCGAGAATTATTCCATCCGGGGAATGATCGGCTGCAAGTTGGCGCTGATGCTTCTGGCTTGGAGCTGCGCTGCCTTGCCCATTACTTAGCTAGGTTTGATCATGGCAAGTTTGGAAAGGAAGTCGTCGAAGGCGACATCCACACTGCACTAGCAGAGATCTACGGGACTGACAGGAAAACTGGGAAGTCTTGTACCTACTGCCTAATTTATGGCGGTGGAAACCGAAAGCTAGGACTCACTGCAGGGGCAAGTAAAGCTGATGCAGAGAAGAAGGGCAAGCAAATCAGGCAGCGCATCATGGCCGGCCTGGAAGGCTTTAAGGAGCTGACAGAGGCTATTGAAAGGCGTGCTGAGGCGGATGTACTGACCGGAATTGACGGTCGTCCGATTCATCTACAAGGCAAGAAGCATGCAGCAACGAATTACCTTTTGCAGTCATGTGGAGCAATTATTTGCAAGCTTTGGCTGATAAGGGCGAATGAACTTCTGCAGGAAGCAGGCATCTGCTACTGGCCCCTTGCCTTTGTACACGATGAAATGCAGATCTCTGTAGCTCCAGAGCAAGCAGAACAAGCCGCATTTCTTATCACTGCAGCCATGAAAGACGTTGAATCAGCTCTCTCTTTTAGGTGCCGACTGGATTCCGAATCTAAGATCGGAAAGTCATGGGCGGACTGCCACTAAGCAGTGCAAACATTGTGGGGAGTGGAAGTCAGAAACAGAGTTTGTCAAAGCTGATGGCCGCCATCGCGCTACGAGAAACAGATGCAAGACCTGCCACCGACTGCAGCACCAGATTCGAACATCACTAAAAACACAACACCCAGTACCACCGCCAGGCGACTGCCCTATATGTGGCGTCCATACCCAGAAATGGGTACTTGACCATTGCCACAATGGGGAGTCGTTTCGTGGCTACATATGCAAATCCTGCAATTCAGGCGTTGGGCTCCTTCACGACGACCCAGTGATCCTGTCCAAGGCTTTGCTTTACCTTCTCAATAACACTAAACACAGTGACAACCCTTCTGATTGATGCTGACTACTTCTTTTACAGAGCAGCGTCAGCCGTCGAAGAAGAGCTCGACTTTGACCAAGAGCTTTCAATCGTCATTGGCAACTTTGTAGAGGCACAGAAGATTGTTCAAAATGAACTTACGCGCCTCAAGGAGCGGTTCGAAACCAACAAACTAATCTTAACCTTTACAGACAAGCACAATTTTCGAAAGACAATTGACCCTGCTTACAAGGGCAATCGCACCAAGCGAAAGCCCTGTGGTTACTTGCGATTAAAGAACTGGGGTCTATCCAATTTCAAGTCTGTGATGAAGCCTGGCTTAGAAGCAGATGATGTGTGCGGGATCCTGGCTACAAATGGCAAGCTTAAAAACTTTGTCCTTGTTAGTCCAGACAAGGATATGGAACAGATCCCGTGCAGGATCTACAACCTGAAAAAGGAGTTTACCCAGAGCCCCGAAGAGGCTCGAAGGAGGCTCTATGAGCAATGCCTTACTGGTGACCAGACCGATGGCTATTCAGGTTGCCCTGGAGTTGGTCCGAAGAAAGCAGAAGCCATCTTGAATTCTGTCAAAGACGGCGACTATTGGCCGGCCGTCCTCAAGACATACGCTCAGGCTCAGCAAACAGAAGAAGACGCATTACGCAATCTACGGCTAGCTCGGATTCTTCAAGCGTCTGATTGGGATTCATCCACGCAGCTGCCCATCCCCTACACACCATGATCCCTTACCCAGTTTTAGATCTCACATTGGAGCAGCAGTTTCAGCTACGCAAGTTTGGTGATGCTGCAGACAATGCTTCAAAGAAAGATCTAATAAACCTCTGCACAATGCTGCTGCGTCAAAACTTTATGTACAACAATACCATCACTAACTTAGTGAAGAATTGGAATGAAGCTGACGTACAGAGAACTACTCCTGGTCCGAGGCACTCTCCTTGCTAGGAGCATGTACAACCGACATCCAGAAGTTTGGCAACCCTGGATGAAGTCCTTCTTGCAAAAGATAGAGGACGAACTTGAGCCGCATAATCCACCACCATGGTCCCGCTACTCATGAGTAAATATTCACCAGACCATTATGCCCGTGGTGTAATCGAGGTCTGGGATTTTATCGCAGATCAACAGCTTGATTACTTTGCCGGCAATGTAGTCAAGTATCTCTGTCGTGCTGGTCACAAGCCGCATGAAGAGGAGATCGATGATCTTCTCAAGGCTAAGGCTTATCTAGAGAAAAAGATCTTCCTTGTATCCAAATCCCGCAACCGATGAGCGCACCTGATTTACTTGGCCAAGCCCTCCAGTTCAGGGTGGCGATGGATCAACCAACTGCCTGTTTTGCCCCCTCAATTCTTGACCTTCAATCAGATCTTATCTGCGAAGAAACGCATGAGTTCTTTGAGGCATATGACCTGTGTCTCCAAGATCTTTCAAACTTTAGGTCTCGAGAAGCTGCCCTTAAAGAGCTTGCGGACCTTGTATTTGTTTGCTTCCAGTTTGCTGCTGCTGCCGGCTGGGAGCTCGATGAAGCTCTGGCTCGAGTACATCGGAGCAACATGTCCAAACTTGTGGACGGAAAGCCTCTGAAGAACGAGGCAGGAAAAGTTATCAAAGGCCCCAATTACCAACCCCCATACCTCACCGACCTTATCTGACAATGTCCACCTCGAAGATTGCCCGAACGGGCCGAGTACAGACCTGGATCGACAATCCAGATAGCCGCCTCCCCGTTAGTTGCACCGTCTTCGTGGTGGAAGACGAGATGGAGGGGCCCAATGGAATCGAAGCCAGTTGGCGCTTCGTATCCCACGCCCTCCGATATGGTGCCGGCGTTGCTGTCCACCTCTCCAAGCTGCGTGCCAAGGGGGAGGAGAACGGCAAAGGCCTTGTGGCCAGCGGGCCTGTTTCCTTTGGGAAGATCTATTCTTCCCTAAATGAGATACTGCGGCGCGGTGGTATCTACAAGAACGGGGCAGTGGTTCTGCACCTCGACTTAAGCCACCCAGACATTCTTGAATTCATCAATGTGAGTAGGGCTGAACTGCCCTGGGTGAAGCGATGTGTGGATATCACGCCCCTCTGGTGGCATCGTGCCAGCGATGAGATCAAGGAAGCACTTCTAAAGAAGATTCAAAGTGGTGACATCTGGCTCAACAAAGTCAAGTTTGATAATGACGGAAATCGCATCCGGGGTAACGTTTGCCTGGAAATCTATCTGCGATCACGGGGAACCTGTCTATTGGAGCATGTCAACCTCGGCGCATGCGAGCTCGATGACCTTCCGAGCGCATTTCCAGACGGAATGCGGGACTTGTGCGAACTACACGCCCGAACAGGTGTTGAACAGAGCGGGGAGTACCTCTCTCCAGACGAAGATCGGCAAGTCGGTCTCGGAATGCTGGGGCTCGCCAACCTGCTACGGCGTTATGGGGTGACCTATCAAGAGTTTGGCGTTGCGTTGGCTGAAGTGAACAGCTATCAGCACAACGACAGCACTGCCAATCGCCTGGCTCAAGCGATGTACAAAGGCATCCTTGAGGCCGCTGCTGTTGCCCGCTACTACGGCATGGAGAGGGCATTCACCATTGCCCCCACTGCTAGCTGTAGCTACCGGTACACAGATCTAGACGGTTTTGTCACAACGCCTGAGATTGCCCCTCCTATAGCCAGGGAAGTTGACAGGGATTCTGGGACGCTTGGCGTTATGTCCGTCAACTATGGTCCTGTCGAAATTGCTGCAGAGGTCGGCTGGGAAGCCTACAAGTCCGTAGCTAATGGCATCATGCAAATGCTTGACAGCACGGGTCTGCTGCATGGGTATAGCTTCAATTCGTGGAGTGACGTTGTTACTTATGACAACGCATTTATCGAGGACTGGCTTGCTTCACCGCAAACGTCTCTCTACTACGCATTGCAGGTGATGCCCGACACTCTTCGTAAGGATGATGCCTCGGCCATTCTTGATGATGAGTATAAAGACATCTTCTCATTTGAGCAAGATGAGGACTATTGTGTTTCTTGTGCTGAGTAATGTCTAGCTATCTTGATGTAATTTCCAGAAAGAGGAAGTGGACTCCCGTTCAAGTAGAACGGGGGCAGTTCGTTGATGGAGCCGAGGAGTCTCTTTACAGAGCCCTTGCCCTTCGTACTCTTGAGCTCCCTGTTAAGGAGTTCCTCCAGCAGGGACTTGATAAGGAGCTGCCTAACAAGCCGGGTGTCGTCGAAGCGTTGCTGTCTAACC